ATATATATAAAATATATAACTACCAAATTAAATAACATTATTTTCATTCCACTCTATTTCTTCTCTTAACTCATCTGCTATTAATAAAGCATCATTACGTTGTTCTCTGTATTTACTATTCATCATTTTACAATTAGCATAATGAGTTTGCAGGTTGTTTACATAAAAGAATATGTCTATTAATAATTCTTGCATTATAACTAATTCTTTGTCATCTATATTATCATTTACCTTTTTATTCAAAAGCTCAGTAAATAGTATTGAGTTGCTATAAAAAGACAAGTCTTTAGTATTTTGTATTTTATTCATCTATTTTAATTCTGTTGTTTAAAAGTTCTATCACACTAAATATAATGTTTTCTTTTTCTTCTTTGCTAATAGTCTTTTCTTTAACTCTTACCCAAAAATGAACAGATTGAGTAGGGTTAAATATATCCTTTATTAAATTGCCAAATTTTCTCATTGGTCTTATAACTTTATATGTTCTATTAACTTTCATTTTTTTCTATTAAATTTTCCTTTATTTGTTTTATGCCATTGATAGGTTTGATTAAATTCATCACAAGGAATAAATTTAATTTCTTTTTTTGTAGTTTTAAATTTCTTTTTCATCTTTTATTTCTTTTAATTCATCTTTAATTCTACTTAAATGCCACTTTTGCATTTTAGCTTGTTCTTTTATTACTTGATTTATCATAAAAGGTAAATCTTTAAATAAAGTTTCAACATCAAATACAACACATTTATCATCCCCATAATACATATAAAATTCCCCATCGCTACAATGTAATTGTGTTGAATCATATACATAAGTATGTTTTTTAGCTAATTCTAATTCCTTTTCTAATTGCTCTATTTTTTCTATTAGATTGTCTTTTGATGTTCCCATATTATTTATTTTGGTATCTAAAATTAACTATGTTTTTATAAGATTCAATTACCCAACCTTTGTGATGTGGTTTTAATTCTGCGTGTTGTAATAGCATTTTTAAAGTTGTTTCTACATCTATTAATGATGAGTTGTCTTCAAATGTTAGTTTCATATTTTCTAATAATTATATAACAAATATATATATAATATATTATACTGCCAAATAATCTAAGATTTTTTATCTGGTGCCCAATCTATATAGTTACATTTTTTACATAACCACATATAACCATTTTGTGCAGAACCTATATGAGTATATTTATTACCACATTTTTTACAGTTCTTATTGTATTGCATACTTTCCAAAGTTAGGTCTTGATAATAAAGAATAGGTAGCGTAACGACAAGGGTCTATGCAATGATTGTGTTTGTCCTCTGGTATATTAATAAGTTTGCCTGACTTATCTAATTTCCATTTATAGTTTCTAAACTCTTGTATAGCATTATTACTATCAGATGTTATGTGTAATTTATATCTCTTTAATAAGTCAATACCTGCATTAATTGAATCTTTTCCTTTAATACTTGGAAATATATTGTGACCCATTCTTCTTAGTTCTGCAATAAGCCTTGGCTCAGCACTATCAGCATATATTGGATTCCTTAATAAGTTTTGTTCTCTTAAAAATACATTTATGTCTTGCGTGGTCATTTGCGTTCTATATAAATGCTCTTTAATATATAAATTATAATCTTTACTATAAACAGAAACTAATGTTGTAGGGTCATTTGAATAACCAAAGTCCATACCATAAGAAATTAATTTAGCATCTTCTGGTATTTGTTTTACTTCTATATAATTAAATATAGTATTTATACTTGTTGCTCTTTCTCCTAAACCATATATCTGCCAATATTGTTCATCTGTTTCTTTTAACCTTTCTATTTCACTTATTAAAGTATTTTCTAAATAAGGATTATCTTTATAAGTAGTTTGAAAGAACTGACAATCATTTCTTGGTATTACCTTATCATATAACCAATGGTATTCATCTGATGGATTAAAGTCTCCTACTATTTTATCGTTTGTTCTGAATATTAATTGTTGCCAATCTTCCCAAGTTAATTCATTAATCTCATTTGCATATAATAGATTTCTTTTTCTACCTCTTACCTTTTGTGGTTGGTCTAAACTTATAAACTCTATTAAGTTTCCAAATAATAAGTATTCTGAATTTGATTTGTTGTGAAAGCCTGAGCGATAAATGTCATACTCTTTAAGTATATCCATAAAATCTCTCATAACAGTAGCTCTAAGAGCAGGAAATGTCTTACGACATATAGTAATTACTTTATCTCTATTATCTGTACAATATTGAAATATAATCCATAAAAGAATATTAAAGGTCTTTCCACTTCTTGTACCTCCTTGTTCAATTACTATTTTTTTGTTTGATTCAAGTAAATGCTCATAAACTATGTTAGTTTTTATCTTTACCACTTTTTATTATTTCTACTTGAAAATTATTAGGTATTCCATCAGCACCTGTTATTTCCTGTCTTTCAACATAACCTCTTGATTTAGCTTTTGTTTTTAACGCAAATATTAATGATGAAGTATCTCCATTATTAATCTTCTCAACTAATTTACCTTCTAAAAAATCTAAAAATCTTTCTTTTGGTTCAATAGTTTTTATTTTTTCTTTAAACTCTAAATCCTTTTCTATCCAATTATAATATGTCTGTCTTGCTATACCTACTGTTTTACAACTTACTAATATATTACCAAAACTTTTTTCATAAGCTTCTATAAATCCCTTTTTTGCAATTTTTTTGTCCATTTTTGTCTACTTTATTAAATTTAAGAACTCAGTTCTTGCTTTATAATCTTCTTTAAAACTTCCCATCATTTTAGATGTTGTTGTATTTGTGTCGTGTTTCTTTACTCCTCTCATTTCCATACACATATGTTTTGCAGTTAAAACTACTGCAACTCCTTTTGGTTGAAGTTCTTTCCACAAAAATTCAGCAACTTGAGTAGTAATTCTTTCTTGATTTTGTAAACGCCTTGAATATGTTTCTAATGTTCTTGCTAATTTGCTCAATCCTACTATCCTTTCGTTAGGAATATATGCTATATGCCCCTCGCCAAAGAAAGGCGCTATATGATGCTCACATAAAGAATGAAAGGGTATATTAGTTTGAACTATCATCTCATCATATCCCTCTCCTTTAAATGTTGTACAATTCCATTTAGGTGGATTAAGAAACTCCTTAAAAAACTTAACATATCTTTTAGGTGTATCTCTTAATCCTTCTCTATTTACATCTTCTCCAAAATATTGTAAAAGTCTTTTAACATTATCTTCTACTGTTTCTTCTCCCTCCTCTTTTATTTCCCAAGGAAATACTATCCATTCATCTTTAAATTCTTTTTTTTTATCTATTAATACTTCAAATGGTTTGTTAAAAGTCTTATATCTTTCTTTTGTTGAACCACTATCAATTAAATCATCTACAATGACATCACAATCTTGTATATTATCAACTGCATTACCTATAATACCTGCAACAACCTGACCACCTCTTGGAACTCCCCAAAAATTTGCGTTAGGATATTTGTTTTTTATTTTAATTGCTCTTATAAATATTTCATCCCACGTTATATATTTCTTCATATATTTTTTTAATAATTAATCCAATTGATATTAATAATACTATGTGTATTAAGTTAGGGTGCCAATTATCACCACAAATTCCTAAAAGGTGTTCTAAATATTTCATACTCCAGTTTTTTTATTCCAAATTTCTATATGTAATCTCGTAGTGAAGTTTACATAATTATTAATTGCTAATTCTACTACATTAAGTTTGTTTTCGTTTAATAAATCTTGATTTTCTCCTGCAGGCATAAGATAGATTTTATTTTTATCTACTATATCATAATAAAGTTCCTTAACCTCTTTCCATTCTTTTAAATCATTTATAACAAATTTAAAAATAGTATGATGTTTATTAAGTTCTTTAATGATGTCTGGTTTAAATGTCATAACTCTATCGTTACCTGAGTTTAAAAGTTTTGGGCTACAATTCCATAAATCAATATTAAGTAATAAATAATCATTTGGCATTATTGTTCCATTTGTTTCAACCTCAAAGAATGCGTAAGGATTAACTTCTTGGTAAACGTATTTCATAAACTCTTCTAAACCTTTTTGTTGCATTGTTGGCTCCCCACCTGTTAAAATAATGTGAGCTCCTTGTTTTATTGCTTCTATACATTCTTTATCTAATATTTCATTAACATTTTTTGA